TAAGAGCACCTATATTCTATGATTCAGCTGATACTAATTATTATGTTGATCCAGCAGGTACATCTCATTTAAACACAATACAAGTAAATGATTACATATATCATAAAGGAGATACTAATACTTATATATATTTACAAAGCGATAGTATAAAAATAAGAACTGGTGGCGATGATAGATTAGTTTTAAATAATAATGAAGCGTATTTTCAACGACCAGTTGTAGCACCTAATCTTGGAAGAAATAATGATGATCAAGTTTTATTTGCAATTACCGAACAAGACACAAGTGAAACTATCAGAAGAAAACTTGGTAATACAGGTCTTACGGCAATTACAAAAGTTGATGATTCAACAGCTCCAGCTGATGGGTGTTTTCAATTAACAGATCAGTATTATAATATAACAATTCCACAATTCTTTAAAGTGGATGACAATTCAGAATACACTTTTGAGGTTTGGGTTAGATTTGTTTCTGGTAGTGATACTAGTCAAAAATTGTATGCTGGCTGTACTTTTTATGATAGCAATAAATCATCTCTTGGTAATACACAAAGATACTGGGGTGAGTCTGGTGAGGATATAGATGCAAATACTAGACAAGACGGAAACTGGTATCATTTTTCTGGAACATTAGGTCCAAACAGAGGCTCAAGTACTGGTGAGATTCATGCAAATGCTCAATGGATGAAGTTAATAATGCTATTAAATTATAGTAGTAACGCAAACACAGTTAGATATTGTGGATTAAAATTTTATAAATCAGGTGGAAGGCAGAACAGAATGTTTACGTCTATTTATAGAAAATCTTTAGGTTCACAAGGATCAAGTTCATCTGATTCTTGGTTAGGTAGAACTGTTATGGACACAAGCGGTAATCTATACACTCCAGAAAAATTAATTCATTCCAATGACACAGATACATATTTTAGCTTTTCTGCTGAAAATCAAATAAGTCTCGTGGCTGCTGGCACAACAAGATTAAGAGTAGAAGCTGATGTAAAAGTTTTGGGCTCTACAGATCTTAATATTCAAGGTACAAGCAGAAGATTACAATTTACGTCTGGTACTGGTACAGTAAGAACAACTACAGCTAATAATTTAATTTTACAGGCTAATAACACAACAAGACAAACATTATCAACAGGCGGATATTCAGAAGAAGCTGGTTCATATAGAGCTCCAATATTCTATGATTCAAATGATACTAGTTACTACTCTAATCCAGGAGGAGCTGGTAAGTTTAAAGCATTAAAATTAGAACCAGGTTCTGGAAGTAATGTTAGTGGAGATGATAATGTTTTGTGGATACATAGAGAAAATAATAATGACTGGGGAATACAAATAAACGCTGATCAAGGCACAGCTACTGATTATGGTTATGAATTTTTAGGTGGTTCTTCTCATAATTATGCTTTTTCTGCAGTAGCAGCGGGCAGTAGGTATTTTCAAGTAGGTACTAGCCTTGGACAACACAACACTTCTTTTAGAGCCCCAATATTTTATGATTCTAACGATACTAATTATTATGCAGACTTTAAGAATAGCGATAGAGCTATAAAAACATATGGCGGTGTGTCTATAGGTACAGTAGGTCATTTAGGTTTAGGTGACTACACACATCCAAAGGTAGTATATCCAGGAAAAGAAGCATCATGGGATGGTAGCGGTAATACAACAGGTCAAGTTGTAATAGATTTACCAGGAACACTATCTAACTACGACATGATGTATATGGAAATACACATATATGAATATGGTAGTAATGCAGCTTCAAAAATTATTATTGGTGGTCATAACTGGAATAGTGGTGGTAATAGTGGAACAAGTAACACACAATGGCATAACAATGGTGTTCAAGTTATAGGTTCATTTAGTAAACCTATATATCTTGGTAGAAGAAACGATGGTACTAGTGAAAGAAGATGTATTGCACTTGGAGATACCACATCAACTTGGTCTTATGGTACGGTACACGTTGCTAAAGTACATGGTGCTTGTTATTATACTGATAGTATAGATTGGATGGGTGATTGGAATGTAGCGCAAACTACAAGTGGTTCTTACTTTACAGCAAATCCAAGTACAAACTGGAACGCTAATACTACGATTACATTGAGAACTAATGGTAGATTTAATGCTAATTTTGTAACGGCTGCTAGTGACATGAAAGCCCCATTATATTATGATTCAAATGATACTAATTATTATGTAAATCCTAACGGAACAAGTGTAATGTCTGCTTTGACTTTAGGTAGCACTTTTACGCAAAATGGTGGAAATTTTATAACACATGGTAATCAGACTGGAGATTTAAATTCTTTTTGGCAAATAGCAGGTACTGGTAAAAATAGAGGTATTGCAACTGGTAGGTTCCAAAGCGGTGCGTCTAACTCATTTACATCAGCCAATAACGCTAACTGGATTATGAATATTTATTCTCATTCGGGTAGTAGTGGTAATTATCCTTACGGTATACAGCTTGGTGGTACAGATACTGGTGATAGAAATTTAATGATAAGAGGAGTTTCCAATGGAAGTTTTGGTAGTTGGGCAAGGGTATTTCACGAAAACAGTTCAGATTTAAGATCACCAATATTCTATGATTCAGATAATACAGCTAGATATGTAAACCCAGCAGGCACATCTGAAATGTATGCAATTAATACAAATGGTGGTGGAATAAACTTATCAAATGGTAATATTAGTAATGCAAACAAACTAACCTTTAACGATGCAGGAGCAGGAGAAGGTGTACAATGGAATGGCGGTAATGTATGGCAGATATATGAGTCACCAAATAACCAAACAAATGCGGCAGGTAATTTACAATTTACTTCTGGATCTGGAAATGGAACTATTAGAATGACGCTAGACACGAGTGGTAATTTAACTGTTTCAGCTGATGTTGTAGCTTTTTCAGATGAAAGACTTAAAACAAATATAGAAACGTTAGACGGATCTAAAGTTTATGAAATGAGAGGAGTAAGCTATATTAAAGACGATAAACAAGGTAGTGGAGTAATAGCGCAAGAACTAGAAAAAGTTGCTCCAGAATTAGTTAATAACGATAGTGAGTACAAATCTGTAGCATATGGTAATATAACAGGGTATTTAATTGAAGCTATTAAAGATTTAAAAGCTGAAATAGAAGAACTTAAAAAACAAATAAAATAATGGCTGTACCTGGTAGTGGAACTTTATCTTTATTAGGAATTAGAAGGGAGCTTGGTGATGATGATTATAGCGCCTCTACAAACTATACTAATATTAGTTTAAAGGATTGTAGTGATGGAACAGTTGCTACTATCAACACACAAAATAATGCTTCTTTTAGACCTTTACAAGGAGATGACGGTGATGCTATGTCAGAGTTTTATGGTTATGATCATGACTTAGCAAACCTTTATACATTACCTACACCTACAGCATCATTAAGTGTGTCAAATGTGTGTGCGTCTCCGTTACTCAGTACAGACTTAGGTACAACAACAATAAGTATAGCGTCTGGAATACTTAGTAATGGTGATAATGCAAGTGCTGCTGGGTGGATATGGAAACACAACAACACAGATACTGCTCAAACACCTACGTTATCCGATAAAGACGGAACTATAACAGACACAAATGATTTTCACGATGCTAGTGCTTCAGCAACAAGCACAGATTTATATGGTGGTTATAGTAACCAAACACATAATAGAAAATATTATATTAGAGCCTACGCCACAAACTCTGCTGGTACTGCTTATAGTGCTGTACTAACGTATCACCCAACCGCAGCTCCATGCGCCACAACAGGTACACCGTCTAGTGTTGATGAAGACTCTATGACATTAAACGGAAGTATAGTAAACACTGGTAATAAAACTATGAACAACAAGGGTTTTGTTTACTCTTCTACAGTTACAACTCCAACAGTTGCTACTAGTGGTGTATCGAATCAATCAACTGGTTCTTCTGGACTTGATAACGTTGGTTCGTATAGTGTTAATATTACTGGCTTATCATCTGGTACAACTTACTATATAAGAGCTTATGCCTCAAACACCCATGGTTATAGTTATGGTGATGTTGTAACTCAAGCAACTTCAGCAGCTCTTACAGCACCTGCATTAACAATAGCGGTAAGTGGAACGGTTCTTTGGAATCAGTTTACTATTGCTGGTGCTATTACAAGCACTGGAGGTGCAAGTATAACAGCTCATGGTATTGTAGCGTCTAAAACTAATACAAATCCAACTATTGGTGCCAGCGGTGTATTACAATTTGCTGACACTAGTATAAGTCAAACTAGCTTCACCAGTAATGCTAACAGCGGTGTTTTAGGAACGCAAACTTGGTATGTGCGTGGATACGCTACTAATAGTGTTGGCACCACATATACAAGTGCTATAACAGTTAATACACCAAGAAGACCATTGACTGTTAAATTTAACTTTACTAAACAAGGGATTACTAGCGTTTGTACAGAAACGAACACAATGACAATATTTAACGAAACTAATAATACATTTAATACTATGGTGCAACTTGGTGATCCAATATATGTAAACGCTGATCCTACGGATAACGATCAAAGTTTCGGTGCTTTAGCACACTGGTTCTCTGATGGAAACAGAAAACGTAGATGGGGGCAAACAAGCTGGACATCATCACAATCAACATGTTAAGATATGAGCGTAATAATAGAAGAAGATAAAATATATATACCAAAAGATCCAGACTGTGAAAAGTGTGACGATAAAATAATTATGCATAGAGATGTAACTATTTATGAACATTCTTGTGCAGATGTTATAGCAGAAGATGGAGGTAATATATTAGAGGTTGGATTTGGTCTTGGTGTTTCTGCCGACAAAATACAAACACACAATCCAAACAAACACGTTATTATAGAAATAGATGAGGATATTTATAATAAAGCAATAGAGTGGTCAGAGGGTAAAGATAACGTGGAAATTATTTTAGGAGACTGGAAAGATGTAATTGATTCAATAGACGATAAATTTGATGGTGTATACAATGACGCAGATTATGACTCAAATGAAGACTTAGTAGCTTTTGCAAGCTTAATACAACCTAACTGCAACGAAAACTGTAAACTAATACAAACAAATTGGGGTATTAAAAACGACACCTATCTAAATGCTAAGTCATCTATAACTATAGATTTAGATGAAAATAGTAAAAAATGGTTAGGAGGCGATACATTAGATATAGTTTATGTTACTTTGCTAAATGATAAATGGGCTTGACAATAAAGAAATTAACTCGATTTGAGTTATATGTTTAATTTTTAAAATAAAAACGATGGCGATTAATTATGAATGGAAGATCACGGCTATGAAAAGCGCACCATCTCTTGACGGTTTGTCAGATGTGATCACTCATATTAACTTTGAATACAAAGGTACAGATGAGGATGGTAATGAAGGAGTATTTAACGGGGCTTGCCCTATACCTGCTCCAGATGCAGATAATTTTACAGCATTAGCAAGCTTAACTGAAGCTGATGTGATTGAGTGGGCAAAAGAAAATCATCCTACTGATCACATGAATGAGGTTATAGAAAAACAAATATCTGATAAGATTACACCTAAAAATGTAGAGACAGATATGCCTTGGGCTCCAGTTGAAGAAGAACCTGCTGCTGAAGAAGTGGTTGAAGAAGAAGAAGCTGTTGAAGAAGCTCCAGCGGAAGAAGAAGCTGAAGAAGAGAAAGAAGGAGAGTAGGACAATAGCTATTTAATATTATTATATTATATGTGATAATATTATTGTAAATTTTTAACAATTTAATTTAATAAATTATGAATAAAGAAGTAAAAAAAATATCTGAGGAGCAATTAAAAGAGCTTCAAGGACACGTTAATAAAATTAACCAAGCACAATTACAGCTTGGTGGCTTAGAATCTCAAAAACATAGTTTACTACACGCTGTAGTAAATATGCAAACTGAGTTAACTGAGTTTCAAAATAAATTAGAAGAGGAGTATGGTAAAGTAAGTATTAACATACAAGACGGAACTATTGCACCACTTCCTGAAGAAAACGTGGAAGATGAAGCTAATACGGAAAATTAGTATAGGCAAAGATTATAAAAATGACGCAATGCATTACTCTGTAGGCCAAGAGGTCTACGGAGGGCACGTCATTTGTGATATAATTGAGGGTAAAGATAAATACAGCGTTTTTATAAAAAAAGGTATAGATGTTATACCTTGGAAAGACTTTAATAAAAACATGGCTGTATCAGTAGAGTATAATCTTGAATATTAATGCGAAGCTTGTACGATTTTATTATAGAGCCTATAGGTAATAGGTATAATAATAAAAAGAAAGTTGGAGATAAAGAATTAATACTTAATACAGATATGTCTAAGCACTTGTTTGTAAATAGAGAGGCAAGAGTATTAAGTATACCAACTTTAATAAAAACAGATATAAAACCTGGTGATACTGTTGTTATACATCATAATGTTTTTAGAAGGTGGCACAATATAAGAGGTGAAGAAAAAAACAGTAGAAGTTATTTAGGTGATAACAAATACGCGGTAAGGCAAGACCAAATATTCTTGTATAAAAGAGATAATAAGTGGGCAGCGCCTAACGGATACTCATTTGTTCAACCTATAAAATCAAGTGATAAATACAGCAGCGCAACAGAAGCGCCTTGTATGGGTATATTAAAATATCACGATAACTCAATTGAAGGTGTTAATGTTAACGATTTAGTTGGGTTTAAACCAGATGGTGAATACGAGTTTATAATAGAGGGTAAAAGATTATATCGTCTTTTAAGTAAATTTATTACAGTTAAATATGAATACAAAGGACAAGAAGAAGAGTATAATCCAAGCTGGTTATAAGGCAGTTGATGAACTAATCAAAGTTGCTAAAGAAGAAATTGTAGACACAGATGAGGATGTGTCAGCTGACAGACTTAAAAATGCTGCAGCAACTAAAAAACTAGCTATATTTGATGCTTTTGAAATACTAAACCGTATTGATGAAGAAAAAGCAATGCTTGATGGTAAGTTAAAAGAAGATAGCGAGCCAAAAGCTTTTGGTGGTTTTGCAGAAAAACGATCTAAATAATGTACGAACAAACATTATATAAAATTGTTGAGCCAGTTAAAATAAATACTATCAAAAGGCTTAATAAAAGTAAAAAATGGAAATATGGCTACAATAAAGAAAATGATATTGTAGTTATAAGCAAAACAGGTCAAATAGGTGATATTATAGAAATACAAAACCTTAAAATAGCTTTACCAAAACAACCTAAAGAAATTACAAAATTTAAAAGCAATAAATGGGAGGTAACACCATACCCAAAAGAGCTTAACAGGATAAAAACAATATTTGATTGGAGAGATTATCCTGATGATTTTAAAAATAAATATATTGACTATATTGAAGGAGAGTTTACAAAAAGAGAACAAGGGTTCTGGTATTATAACAAAGGTATTCCTACTTATATCACTGGTACTCATTACATGTACCTCCAATGGTCAAAGATTGACGTCGGACACCCTGACTTTAGAGAAGCCAATAGATTATTCTTTATTTTTTGGGAAGCGTGTAAAGCGGATGACAGAAGTTATGGAATGTGCTATCTCAAAAACAGACGCTCAGGCTTTTCTTTTATGGCGTCGGGGGAAACAGTCAACCTTGCCACAATATCTTCCGATGCACGTTACGGGATATTGTCCAAATCTGGTGCCGATGCGAAAAAAATGTTCACGGATAAAGTTGTCCCAATTTCGGTCAACTATCCTTTCTTCTTTAAACCAATCCAAGATGGGATGGACAGACCCAAAACAGAGTTGGCTTATAGAGTACCTGCTTCAAAGCTTACTAGAAGAAAACTTACCGCAAGTTCCGAAGATCAACCTGAAGAACTCACGGGGCTCGATACAACTATCGACTGGAAAAATACCGGTGATAATTCGTATGACGGAGAAAAATTAAAGTTATTAGTACACGATGAAAGTGGCAAATGGGAAAGACCAGATAACATTTTAAATAACTGGAGAGTAACTAAAACCACATTACGATTAGGTAGCAGAATTATAGGTAAATGTATGATGGGTTCAACGTGTAATGCGTTAGACAAAGGAGGTGATAATTTTAAAAAACTATATTATAATTCAGATGTTACCAAACGAAATAGAAATGGCCAAACTAATTCGGGTCTTTATTCTTTCTTTATACCAATGGAGTGGAATTATGAAGGTTTCATTGATGAACATGGAATACCTGTTTTTGAAAATCCAGAGAAAGAAGCAATTGGTCCACATGGCGATGTCATTGACACGGGTGTTATTGAGCACTGGCAAAACGAAGCTGAAGGGCTTAAAAACGACCAAGATGGCTTAAACGAGTTTTATCGTCAGTTTCCTAGAACTGAAGAACATGCGTTTAGAG